TACTGGCCGTGAGATAAACGTTGGAGAGGTTGTATCGCCTGATCTTGCAGAAAAGATCAAGGTCACGATGTCAACGAACTCCACGGTGGCGATCCAAGACGAAGGCTCGACCATCACCTCGGGCGTTCGCAACATCAACTTCACTGGTACTGGTGTCACCGCCACGGCATCTGGCGACAGCGTGACGGTCAATGTCTCTGGCGGCGGATCTGGAACTGTTACATCAGTAGATGTTTCTGGTGGCACTACTGGACTGACCACTAGCGGCGGTCCAGTTACTACTAGCGGTGTCATTACGCTTGCGGGGACGCTTGCCATTGCTAATGGTGGCACAGGTCAAACCACCCAGACAGCAGCGTTTGATGCTCTTGCACCAACAACCAGTAAGGGCGATCTGATTGCTCACAACGGCACAGACAATGTTCGTGTTGGTGCTGGTACGAATGGGTATGTTCTAACCGCCGATTCTTCTGCTTCTGCTGGTGTTGCATGGGTGGCGGCAAGTGGAGGTATTGCATCAGCAGACATTCAAGAATTCACAAGCACAGGCACATCCACATGGACTAAGCCTACCGGGGCAAAATTGGTCTATGTGCTGATGTATGGTGGAGGTGGTGGTGGGGGTTCTGGGCGACGCAGAGCGCTTGCATCATCGGCAACGTCTGCTTCTGGTGGTGGCGGAGGGGGTGCTGGCGGTAGGTCGGAATTGTGGATTCCTGCCTCTGCGCTTGGCGCAACTGAAACTGTAACTGTTGGCGCTGGAGCAACTGGCGGCGCGGCTCAAACTGCCGATGACACTAACGGCAATAATTCGACTGGTGGTGGCAACTCATCTTTTGGCTCTTGGGGATTAGCAAGGGTTGGCGGAAATGGAAGTGGCGGCTCTACTACTGGAGGTACCAACGGGACTGGTGGTGGTGGTGGTACGGATGGTATAACAACAGCTAACACAAGCTACGCAAGTTCAGGCGGCTCTGGTGGATCAAATACGGCCAGTGGCGGTGGTCGGGGCGGATACAGAGGCGGTGGTGGCGGCGGTGCAAATGGTTTTGTAGCTGCCTCTACAACGGCAGTTATTGGATTAACTGGCGGCAAAGGTGGGTCAGCTTTTGAAAATAGTATCGCATCTACAAGCGGAGGAGGCACTGGCGGCGCTGCTAACGGCAATGGCGGTAACGGCAATAACGCAACCACATACTTTGTAGGTGGTGACGGCGGCGGTGGTGGTGGTTCAAGCACAACCACAGCAGGCGCTGGCGGCAATGGTGGCTATCCCGGCGGCGGTGGTGGTGGGGGCGGCGCAGGTCACGGCGTCAACTCTGGCGCTGGCGGCAATGGCGGCAACGGTTATGTTCGCGTAGTCACATTCTTCTAATCATGCCGAAGCAATTCCTTCTCAATCCTGATGGCAGCATTCCTGCCAACATCAATCTTCAGGCTCTGCAAGAGGCTGGAATCCCACTTGTTCTGCCTACACCTATGCCGAGGACTCCGGGTATGGTAGCCATCGAGCAGGAGCCGCAACAGGACGCTGACGGTGTTTGGCGACAGTTGTGGATTGAAGTGCCAGCTCCTGTACCACTACCAGAGGAATCTATTGAATGAGCTGGGAAGAGATCGAGGCCATTGGCCAGGCCACCGACATCCGCGAGGTCGAGCAAAAGCGTGAGGACTTGGCCAAGCTGACCCTGCGGGTGTTCGGCTCCGAGGACGGCCAGAAGTTACTGCACTGGCTCAAAGACATGTATGTGAATGTGCCCATCGCCGTGCCGGGCACAGACCCCTCACACGCCTACTTCGCCGAGGGGCAGAGGACGGTGGTGAGGGATATTGAGGTACGGATTAACACTGCAAGGAAACTATGAGCGACACAGCAACCGTCGAGCCCGGTGGCACCGGCCTACTTGACAACGTGCAAGTGACTGATGACACCCCAAAGACAGACAACCCTCAGACCACAGAAATCAGCCACAAGGCTGCAGCCCCAGGCGCACCAGAGCCAGACGAGCCCCTGGAGCGCCCAGACTTCTGGCCAGAGAACTTCTGGAAGAAGGACTCCAACGAGCCCGACCTGGAGGGCATCGCCAAAAGCTGGTCAGATCTGCGCAAGCAAATCAGCCAGGGCAAGCACAAAGCCCCGGCAGACGGCAAGTACGACCTCAAAGCCTTTGGCGAGGAGGCTGACACCAACCCCATCGCCTCGACCCTGTCAGGCTGGGCCAAGGACAATGGCTTGTCCCAGGCTGCCTTTGACGATCTGGTCACCAATCTGCAGACACAAGCCAAGGAGCTGATGCAAGGCGATATGGTTGACCCGGCAGCCGAGATGAAGCAACTTGGCCCTAATGGCAACGCAATCGTCAGCGGCATGGTAGATTGGGCTCGCGGCTTGGTCAACAAGGGAGTCTGGAGCAAGGACGACTTTGAGGAGTTCAAGATCATGGGCGGCACCGCTCGCGGGATCACTGCGCTGATGAAGGTGCGAGAAGCCTACGAAGGCCGGGTGCCCATCGAGTCGGCCCCGCTTGAGGGCGTGCCCAGCAAGGAGGAGCTCTACGCCATGGTCGGCGATCCACGCTACAAGACAGATACAGCATACCGGCAAAAGGTTGAGCGCATGTTCAACATGTTTGCCAAATAGATCGGGGCTCTCCACCCCGTCTGCCGAAAGGCAGTTGCCCTTGACCCAGCTACGGCTGGGTCTTTTTTGTACAACAGTCAAGCCCCCCTGTTGCACTGTGGCAAAAAAGCCATACAATCGTGGCAAGGCTTATCGGGAAACCGACCCCCAACCGCAGTGGATGCTGACGACCGGCTGCCGTAAGCAGCAAGCACAGGCCCGGCTTACCGGCTCACCGAGCGACAAACCCTGATCAATCAACCGAATGAGGTAATCAAATGAGCGTTTCTCTCTCAAACGCCTTTGTCACACTCTTCGACGCAGAGGTCAAACAGGCTTACCAGGGCAAAGCAATGCTGGTGGGCGCTGTGCGTCAGCGTCGAGGTGTCGAAGGCTCCACTGTCAAGTTCCCCAAAGTCGGTCGAGGCGTAGCTACTGCTCGCGTCACCCAGACCGATGTCACCCCGATGAATGTCGGGTTCAGCACTGTCACTTGCACGCTGAGTGACTTCAACGCCGCCGAGTACTCGGATGTGTTCTCGCAGCAGAAGGTCAACTTTGACGAGCGCTCTGAGCTTGTCCAAGTGGTCGGCAATGCAATTGGCCGCCGCCAGGATCAACTGATCCTCGACGCGCTGTCGGCTGCATCTGGCACTGGCACTGTGGCGAATTCTATTGGTGGTGCAAACACCAACATGAACATCTCCAAGCTGCGCGAAGCTGCCAAGATCTTGAACGCGAAGAACGTGCCCTCCGATGGCCGCCACATCATCATTCATGCCAACTCTTTGGCCGCGATGTTGGAGCAGACCTCGGTGACCAGCTCGGACTTCAACACGGTCAAGGCTCTGGTGCAAGGTGAGATCAACGCCTTCATGGGCTTCCAGTTCCATGTGCTGGGTGATCGCACTGAAGGTGGCCTGCCCATCGACGGCTCCAGCGACCGCACGCTGTACGCATTCCACCGGGATGCAATCGGCTACGCGGAAGGCATCGCCCCCAAGACTGAGATCAACTACATCCCCGAGAAGACCAGCTGGCTTGTCAATGCCCTGTTCTCTGCCGGTGCTGTGGCTATCGACGCCGAGGGTATCGTCAAAATCACCGCACGCGACACTGCGGCTGCGGCTTAAAGGAGGGTCTGAAACATGGCTTACTCTGCAGACGGCTTTACCGCCTATAGCGCCTCTAAGCGAGGCAACGCCCCGTCGATGTACGGTTACAAAACGACCGACACCATCGCGGATGTCAACACCGCCGGCTACTTCAACTCGCTGTCCAGCGTGCTTGAGGTTGGCGATGTCATCCACTGCGTGACCTCCACCGGCTCCACCGCCGTGGTCACCCTGGTGTATGTTGTCTCCAATGCTTCTGGCGTTGTGGATGTGACCGATGGCACCACGCTGTCGAATACTGACAGCGATTAATCGCTGGCGGTAACAACCGGGCCAACTTCTGCAAACAGCGGAGGTTGGCCCTTCTCGCATTAAGAGGTTCACATGGCTGCTGGCGACACCGGGATCACAATCTGCTCTGATGCCTTGCTGCTGATCGGGGCCAGGGCAATATCGTCTTTCAATGACGGCACAGACGAGTCGAGCGTATGCGACCGCCTGTACCCAGACATCAGGGACTCGACCTTGATGATGTACCCGTGGACGTTCAGCATAAAGAAGGCGCAGCTCGCGCAACTGCTGACCACCCCAACCAGCGTCTGGCGCTACCAGTACCAATTGCCGGGTGACCGCTTGGCCTCTCCCAGGCTGGTTGTCCAGAGTTCTGCGCAGGGCTCGCCGATCCAGAAGGATTGGGAGATCCAGGGTGACGTACTGCTCACCAACCTGCCCAGCGTTTTCATCGACTACCAGTACAGCGTACCTGAGTACGCCATGCCCCAGTACTTCGTGCAACTGCTCAAGTATCAGGTGGCTTGGCACATCGCCGAGACCGTGACCGAGCAGCAGGACAAGGCCACCAAGTGGCAGCGCGTGGCGCTCGGCGACATCTCCGAGAACGGTCGCGGCGGCTACTTCCGCACAGCCGCTCAGATCGACGGCCAGAACAATCCCGTGCGTGTGATTGAAGACTACAGCCTGATCGCAGTGAGGAACTGATGCCGAGGTTTGTTGACTTCACCACCAACTTTGCAACGGGCGAGCTCGACCCTTTGCTGCGTGCGCGGGTGGATCTGCAGGCCTACAACAACGCCCTGGCCAAAGCCACCAATGTGCTGATTCAGCCCCAGGCCGGCGGCGCA